TCATGGGAGCAAACATCTCTCCCCCAGGAAGGGGGATCATGGGAATGTATGTGAATCCAAGATTGGCGACAACAATGCCGCTGATATATAATGCTGTAGATTTGTAGTTCATTTAATCATCTGACCGATCAGTCGGCCAGCCTCCATCTGCTGTTCCTTTTATCAGACATTCGGCTTGTTCGCCTTGGCAACAATCCTGAATAATACACTTACAATTAGCGCATTGTAGATGCCCGTGTACATCAATCGGGGGCAGGTGTGTCCTGCATCGAGGGCATAACCCTTGTTTCATACGCTCGGCAATACTGCCATCACCCTGCTCTATCATCGTCCGTCTCCTGTTCATCAATGATCTTTCTTTTTGCTTGAAGCGAGATAATGTTGTCACGACTCATGCTCCTGATAAAGTTTTCCGCAATACCAGCACTAAGTCCTGTGTTTTTAATAAACTTATCCACTGCTTCATTTAGCGTTAGCAGTCCCTTCTTGTAATCCAAGAGTAACTCCATGGTGTTTAAGATTTTGGGGTCAGCTTTAGCCATTCTCTTGCCTCCTCTCCGAGAACTTTAGCACCTATGACTATCTTATCACGAAGTGACTTAACAATCTTCTCATCTATCGTCCCTTCCGCGATTAAATCTATATAGGTGACAGGGTTTTTCTGACCAATACGATGGCAGCGATCTTCTGACTGGATGCGAGTTTCAAGATTAAAGTCATTCGCATAATAGATCACTGTGCTGGCCTCGGTCAGGGTAAGGCCATATCCAGCCGTGGCTGGGTTTGCTACAAAGAATCGTGCTTTTCCGTTCTGGAATCTTTGGATCGCACGTTGCCGATCCTCGTCAGAGGTGTCCCCATAATAGGACACAACGCTCTCTTGACCGTACACTTTAGTTAAAGTAGCTACAATGGCTACTATATCATAACGGAAGCGCGACCAAATAATCGTTTTCCCCGAAATCTCCTCAACGCATGACATCATAGCGTCAAGACGTTGTGACGCTACATCCACGATCTCACCGTCATCTGTCTTGAGATATCCCGACAGGAGCTGTTGTAAGCGCAGCATCTGGGTAATAACCTGCGGCGCAGAGACAAGCTCACCGTTTTCAAGGAGCGTCATGGCTTCCTTTTGGATCTCTTTGTATATACGGATTTGATCCATAGTCAGGGAAACATGGCGAACCGTGTAGGTTTTTTCTGGCAAATCCAGACAATCTTTCTTCAAAACCCGAAAAGTAAACGGATCAATCTTGTTTGTTAACTCTTCAAGGTTTTTGTAACCAAGAACCTGTTGAAAGCTATGGTTGCCCATGGAACGCTTTTGCAGGACGGCGTAGCGTCCTTGATAGGCGTAGTAAGAGTCATAACCCAAGATGCGAGAGTCAAGAAACTGGAACTGAGAGAACAGATCCATAGGGGACTTGGTAACAGGAGAACCTGTTAGGAGTCTGCGATACTTGAAATCAGCCGCAATCTTGGTCAATGTTTTAGTGCGCTTGGCTTTGTGGTTCTTGATCGTGGTGGACTCGTCAATGGCGATCAAGCCGTTAGCCCCGAAGTTCTTTGCGATCCACAGCCCTGCATTTTGACCCTTTGCAGAAGAGAACGCCTCGACATTCATCACGAATATTTTAAGCCCAGGCTCCTGTGATGCGAAGAAGTTCTTGACCTCTTCTTTATAAGATTTGGTGTCGGTGGCTTGCCAATAGCAAACACTGTGTCGTATATCATCAGGAAAGTGCTGCGGTATTTCTTTGCTGATCCAATTGCGGTACACACCCTTGGGGGCAATGATCAAAGCAAAATCAATTTGCATGGTATTACTAAGGTAGGCTATCGTGTCGATCAAAACTTTTGACTTACCAGTGCCCATCTCCATGAAAAAACCAAACGATTCTTCCGTGATATTCCGCGCAAATGCGTGATTTTGATGATCATATGGTTTTGTTTTAAATTTGTAGTTGACTTCCATCTATGTCCTCCTATATGTTCTATACATAGGCGAGACGAGAGCATACGTCAAGTCTTTGGTTTTAAGACGGCCGCTGAAAAGTTGTTTAGTCTTAAAGCAAGTTTGGTGGGGAGTTTAGCGATGTATATTGCAGAGGCTCCCCACTAAGCACTAACTTTAACCTGAAGAGGATGTACTTGCTATGAAGCAGAACGATCAAATCTTTGAAGACGATGCAATGTTCGCAGATGCGGACACGCTGACTGATGTTACAGCATCAGGAGGCAAACAACTTTCCAACCTTGTTAGACAGCTCAATAGTCTAATGGTTCAGCTTGATGATGCGGAAGAGCATCTTAAAAGTCTGAAGGAAGAAAAAAGGCGTATTGAATTTGAACAAATCCCAATGCTTATGGATGAAATGGGCATTGAGCGTGTGGATGTTGACGGTGCAACCGTTGAGCTGAAACCTTTTGTTCAAGCCTCAATACCAGTTGACCGTAGAGATGAAGCCTATAACTGGCTGCGCGAACACGGTCACGACTCAATCATAAAGAACGATATCATCGTATCGTTTGGACGGGGCGAGGACAACTTGGCAGGTGATGTCATGTATGAACTCGAACAGAAGGGGTTTCATCCCGAACAAAAAACCCACATTCACACAGGTACATTAAAAGCCTTTGTGAAAGAACAAGTGACTAAGGGCAACTCGATTGATCTCGATCTATTCGGTGCCTTTGTTGCAAGAACCGCTACTGTGAAGAGGAAGTAAACCATGGCAAATGCTGTAGCTAAAAAAGAAGAGGCTGGACTGCCAGCCGAAATGATGGACATTCTTATGGAAACTGCTGGTGAGGGCGTAAGCTACGACTCCAGTGAACTCCAAATTCCATTTATCCGTGTCGCTCAAGGCACTTCACCACAACTCAAGAAAAGCGATATGAAGTATATCCCGAACCTTCGTCAGGGCGATATCTTCAACACTGTCTCAGGACAGGCTTGGGATGGTGAAGAGGGTATCATTGTTATACCGTGCTACCAGACGACTACATATCCTGAGTTTATTGCAGGGGATCAAGGTGGGGGATACGTTGGTGTACGCTCCGCTGATGACCCAGACCTGCAAAGAACCACACGCCAAGGGGCAAAAGAATATCTGCCTAATGGTAATGAGGTGATCAAAAGCGATCAACACTTCTGTCTAGTGGTGGGCTCTGACGGTATGTATGAGCCAGCGATTGTGGACTTCAAGTCTACTGGTCTTAAAGTTAGCCGCCGTTGGAAGACGCAGATCGCTATGCAGAAGATCAAGGATAAAGAGGGGAACATGAGAACCCCTGCGCTTTTTGCAACCATGTGGAAACTCTCCGTAACAGAAGAGTCTCGCACCGTGGATGGTGAAATGCGTTCTTGGTACAACTGGCAGGTAGAAAAAGAAGGATTCGTTCAGGATCGCAATCTACTGGATGCCGCAATTGCTTTCCGCAAGTCAGTCGAGAAGGGGGAGGCGAAGGCAATGTCGGAGGAGGTCGCTCCAACTCCTAGCCAGGCAAGTCAAATGCCTGATGACGATGACGTGCCGTTCTAAGTGACTTGTGGCTGGGTGGGAGCATTTTGGGTTGTGCTCCCACCTATTTTAATTGGAGATAAAAATGGAATTAATTGATCGCTTTGCCACCGCCTTTGAAGGCTCCAGTGTGGCACACGGTCAAACAACAGTAGGAAGTGTACGCAAGAACGGTAAAACAGAAGCAAAGAGCTACATCGTCAGAGAACCTTTAACAAAAGAATTAATATCAGGGCACTTAGACGGTACGCATGGGGTTGGTGCTATTCCGATTAACGACCAGAACATGTGTAAGTTTGGGGCTTTGGATATCGACACCTATCCAATTGATCACAAAGCCATTCTGAAGAAATGCCGCAAGCTAAAAATCCCCCTTGTTGTTTGCCGATCTAAATCAGGCGGAGCACACTTGTTCCTTTTTACAAGGGAGTGGATTAGTGCCACAGATATGCGCGACCATTTGATGGAGTTCGCTGCTGTCTTGGGATTTGGCGGCTGTGAGGTTTTCCCGAAGCAGAATAAAATCCTTGCGGAGCGTGGGGATGTAGGGAACTTTATTAATCTGCCTTACTTTGACTCAAAGAACACGCTGAGATATGCAATAGACGACAAGGGTGAAGAGTTATCTTTTGAAGAGTTTCTAGATCATGTGGACGACATGAAGACCACACTAACGGATCTAAGGAAGCTCACATTTATATCAGAGGACAAAGAACTTCGTGAGATGCCCCCCTGCTTGCGCATCATGTTCTCTACTATGGTGCCAGATGGAACTAGGAACAAAGTTATGTTTCATGCAGGTGTGACGGCAAAGATGATGTACCCAGACGAGTGGGAGCAAGCATTAGAAAGATGGAACCAGAAGTATTGCAGACCTGCTCTTCCTGCCTCAGAGATCGTTACAATAGTCAATCAGCACAAAAAGAAGGACTATGGATACCTGTGTAAAGAAGAGCCTATGTGCAGTCACTGTGATGTCGCTGCGTGTCGTGAGGCTAAGTATGGTGTGGGTAAAAATGAAACCATGCCTACCATTAGTGGGCTGACTATCCAGAGGTCCGAGCCTCGCCTATTCTTTATGGACGTGGATGGGAAGCGGTTAGAGCTGTCTACCGAACAGTTGCAGATGCCACTACAGTTTCAGAGAGCCTGTATGGAGCAGCTAGATATGATGCCTCCAGTCATGAAGGCATCGGATTGGCAGATATATGTTAATTCTCTATTGCAGGATGCAACGATCATAGAGGTGCCAAAGGAACTTACGGTTCGAGGTCAGTTTGAAGAACTGCTTGAAACCTACTGTACCAGTCGTATCCGCGCCAGATCTCCGCAAGAGATGCTTCTTGGGAAGCCGTGGACAGAGAGTGACATGACGCTGTTTACTCTGAAAGGTTTGATGGACTTCCTATCAAATAGGGGTTTCAAAGAATTGAAACGTCCTCACATCCAACAGAGACTAAAAGATTTGAACGGAGGGGTAGAGTGTAGTTCTATCTACAGGTTCAAAGACGAGGACACGGGGGAATGGAGAAGTATCCGTGTGTGGCATGTGCCAGAATTTGACAACAACGAAATCGAACTACCAAAAAAGGAGACTTTAGATGACGTACCGTTCTGATGAGCAGTATATCAAAGTGGGTGAAGTGTCTCGTTGGCTTGGGGTTGCTCGATCTACCATCTATCGGTGGACAGAAGAAGGGCATTTCCCGAAACCTGTGGTACTGGGTCCTGAGAAGGACAAAAACAGTACGACACGGTGGCTGAAAGCAGACGTTGAGCAGTGGCTCAATTCACGCCCACGCGAGAAACAAGATGGCTGAAGAGACATTGATCTTTGGACCGCCGGGGTGCGGCAAGACCCACACGATGATTGAGATCGTGCGAAAAGAGTTGGCTAGCGGAACTCCACCTGACAGGATCGGGTTTGTGTCTTTTTCCAGAAAGTCTATCGAAGAGGCGAGAAGCAGGGCTGGGGCAGAACTGAATCTAGGTGAGAAAGATCTGCCTTGGTTTAAGACGCTCCACTCTATAGGGTTCAACTGGCTAGGTATGAAGCCAGCGGAAACCGTTGGCTCTGGGGACTTCAAGGTCTTGGGCGAGATGCTCGGCATGGCTTTTGATACCAATACGGCTGACACCCTAGACGAGGGGATGGTTCCTTTATCTCAAAAGGAAGGCAATCGCTATCTTGAGATCATAGCTCGGTCTAAACTGAAGTGCATTTCGTTAGAGCAGGAGTTTAACCACCAAGCGGACTACAATTTGTATTGGTCTATGCTTACGCATCTGGACGAGACATATGCTATGTACAAGGCAGAGCAGGGAAAGTTTGATTATACAGACATGGTTGAGATGTTTGTGCAACAGGGAACTGCTCCTACCTTAGATGTCCTGATTGTGGACGAGGCTCAAGATTTAACGCCCCTACAGTGGCGGCAGGTTGATGTCTTGAAGCAGAGTGCTAAAAGGGTTTGGTATGCAGGGGACGATGACCAGTGTATCCACCGTTGGACTGGCGTTGACATAGGTAGCTTTATGAACGCTTGCGATAACAAGCAGGTTCTCGGTCAGAGTTATCGAGTGCCGAGAAGCGTGTTTCAAGTAGCTAACGAACTAGCGAATAGGATCAACTATCGCCAACCAAAGGAGTGGAAGCCTCGTGACGCTGATGGAAGCGTTAACTACTCGATGCACTGGTATGACGTGGACATTGATGACGGATCGTGGACAATCATGGCACGAACAAACAAGATCCTCAACTACCTTCAGGCACGTCTCAAGGAAGAGGGATATTTCTATGAGCGTTATGGCAACTTCAGCTTCTCACAGAAAGACTTGAGGGCTATGCGTACTTGGGATCTGCTTCGTGAAGGCAAAAGCATCGGCATAAAAGAATGCAAGGAGATGTTCGAGCGTATGCCAAAGCAGGGAGAAGGGGCATTACTGAAGCGAGGGGCAGCGAAAACATTTGATGCGGTAGACCCTGACGGATTTCACAACTACGACAATCTTGTGGCGGAGCATGGCTTGCTAGCCCAAAAAGAATTAGATGCAGCAACAGTAGTGGATTTATCTTTGGAAGAACGCTATTATCTATCTGCGATTAAAAGGCGCGGAGAAAGCCTTGATAAACCAAGAATAAAGTTGTCTACCATCCATCGGATGAAAGGGGGTGAGGATGACAATATTCTTCTATTAACGGACTCATCTTACCCTGCGGTTGAGAACCCAGATCAGGATGACGAACATCGTGTGTTCTATACGGCGGTTACTAGAACGCGAAAGAACCTACATATAGTACAATCCAATTCAAGGTATAGGTATGAGATATGAAAAAGGCTACTACACTTACAGAATACCGAGAGCGTAAAAAGAAAGAACAGGAAGATCTGGCTAAAGCGGGTGTTGTTGATTTCCAAAAGGAAAAAATTAAACGGATGTGGGATGATCCCAATGTTCCTGATGAACACATCCCTTATGTAGAGTTCACGTTCAGCTCTGAGTCTGGCGACTTTATTTTTGTGCAAGAGAAACCAAACGGAGACAAAGACGATGAAGCGTGACGAAATCCTAGAGATAGCTAAAGAGTTAATTAACGGTGCACGGGCTAAAGCCTATGGCGATGCCTACGAAAACCACGAACGCATAGCCAAAATGTGGTCTGTTCTTCTGGATAAAGAGGTGTCGGTGTCTCAAGTGTACCAGTGCATGGTAGCTGTAAAGCTAGCACGACTTATCGTGACTCCAGAACATGAGGACAGTTGGGTAGATGTTTGCGGTTACGGTGCTCTAGGAGGGGAAAAGAATGGTGAGTAAGAAGGAAAAAA